CTTTTAGTGCCGGCTTTATCTTGTTTAGGTGCTTTGGGCATTTTATATTCGCCCTGATTTGTTTCTTTTACTCGATCCTTGCTGGCTTTAGCAAGATCTTTTAGGAACGATGCTGTAAAGTCGTTGCCAAAATTTTCTTTGTGTTTAATCTTTTCGCTGTCTTTGAGCTCACTGTCATTTAACAGAGCTTTACCTGTGGGTTCTTCTGTGGGTTCTGCTTGCTCGAATGGATCATTGACATTTCTCACACGTAGGTGTGTGTTAGAAATGCCCGTGGATTCGTGTACATCAACCTGTACTTGTTGTGGAGTTACTGGGTATGAGCACTCACACTCAAATACTGTTACTTCAACATTGCTAAGATCTAGGAATTCTAGAGCTGTTTTTTGTATAGGTGTAGTAGCTACTTTTTCAAATTTTCCGCAGCCATATTTGCCCATTTTAGATTTGGCTTTTTCTTCAAATCCCTCAGGCAATGGACCAGCAACCTTGATACGGAAACCGTAGGTTTTTTTACTTTCAGATAGATATTCTTTGAATGTTTTCATATCAGTATTTATTCCTTTCCTTGGAGTTTCTTCAAGAGCTCATTGCGATCTGTGATCACAAACGCTTGACCGCTCATCATACTGTTAGCGTCATCATCTCCAGCATCTTTGTCAATTTTTAACTTTTTAAGTTTAGCGTCTATGGCTTTTAACTTCTTATCAATTTTAGCAGACTTGGCATCTATAGCGTTTCTTAGCATAGTACCAGCTACTTCGAATATACGTCCGCTGTAGCGTACTTCTACGTTCATACCTAGATCCATTAGATCGTCATAGGCATCTTCGGCTTTTTTCGCTAGTGCGTCAAGCTCATTTTCTCCCAGCGTATCCAAATCAGCTATATCCGGTAATCTCCCAGCGATAGCATCGACTTCTCTATAACTTCTTTCGAGATCTCGGACTTCTTCCTTAGATTCTTCGACAACAGGAATCTTAGCTTCAACAGCCTTCGAATCTTCTAGATTGAATAATTCTTCAAGTTTTTTAGTCATACTATACTTATCTTACCCAATACCAAATGACGCCTGGATGAGGTTCACCGCTGCCTAGCCAGGGTGCTGGATCCCAATCGTGATCAGTGATCAATGTACCCCACCAACCGCCACGGAATCCATCTGTGGTTAACCAACCATGGTTAATACCAATACCTACCCAAGGCATACGTGCTTCCATACCGTCATAGTCGTAGTTCCACTGACCATTGTATTTTGTTTCAAAACGTGCCAATTCTGTGATGTTCTTGCGCCAGCCGGGTGTGCCCAACTTTTCGTCACCGAAGTCTGCACTTTCGTTAGTTTGTGTAAATGAGTATGCTTCGTTGGCAGTCCAAGCACCGCCGCCAGTGCCGTGTTCACGAGCAGTGATCATAAAATCAAATCCTGACTCTGCTCTTTTGATCTTGTCAGCCCAACTTAAGATACTGTAGTTTACTTCAGGTGTTCTATGAACATCGGTACTTAGTTGGCTAGGAGGAGTTGTTCCATTGTGTAGATATAATCTTTCTGGAGTCCACTTCCACTCGCTGTTGTTTCCAGCATTTTGAACTAGCAATGTCCAGCCGCCGCCTAGTGTGGTCATGTCACAGTAAACTTGAAACGGATCGCCATTGTTGATAGCATCATTGCGAATCCAGTATAGACCATCTTCGCTATCTGGATAGTCTTGTTTGATTTGCCAGGCACTGGTGCTGTATTCTTCTCTGGTCTTGCCATTAGGAACTCCTAATGCTTGATTACGGGCTATTAGTTCTGCCTTCTCACGTGCCAAGATTGCTAACTCAGTTGTGCGTAGTGAGGCAGTTAATGCCGTTCGATCACTGACGCTCAGTGTGTCATAATAGTTTAATATAGTTTCTTGATTCACAATCTCTTCCTCTAATTTGAGAGTTGCAACTTCTTCAACAACTAATTCAGGAGTTACAACTTCTTCAACTGTCATTCTTCTATAATCATTTACGGGTTTTGACACTAGGCGTCCGTCAGGACCTGGTACCCAGATAAAATCTGTTGTAAATTCTCGGCCATTCCATACAGATGCTACCATGTTGCTTTCCTTTTTCCAAATACCAAATCCTGTTATACTTATCTACGTTTTGAGCCTTTGTGAAAAATATCATCTTCGTTGACTACTCTAAAACGGATTCCCTGTTGTTTACACCAAGCAGTGGCAGCTTCCCACTTGGCTAGATTTTTCACATACTGTTCTTGGTTGTATCTGCTTTTTCCGACTTTTTCTAGAAAGGTATGATTGCTGGGTTTAACTTCAACTACTTCAGCGTGTTTCTTTCCAGACTTGTCATTGTAGACTATAAAAAAATCAGGAACGTATATGGTATACTTTCCTGTTAACGGATCTCTATAGGGTATCTGTATGCTTTCGCTGGCCCAATTCTGTACTCCCGGGTGTTCGTCAAGCATCCGCATAAAAACGAATTCCCAGCTACTTCTAGCCAATGGTGTTTTTTTCCCGATGTATTTGTCGGGATTTTTCATCTCGAATTTTCCCTGGGCAAATCTAACCATTACGCTCTGATGTTTCTTAGTTTAATTTGATTAGCGGTTGATGAAGATCGGTATCCTAATCTTGAAGTCTGTGATCGATTTCGATTTAATATTTCAGCTACTAGAGCCGATAGCTGTAAATTTTGTAATGATCCTAAAGTCTCTAATAAAGTTAATGCCGATATACCGTCTCTCTTGGCCTGCTGAAGCAACACCATGCCACTAACTGTAGCGGCTTCTAGGGCGAATCCCCTTTTAGTCAAAAAACCGACAGTAGCATCGACATCAGCACCGAGATATTCTTCGCCTGTCTCTCTATAATTGTTTAAATAGACCTTAGTTCTATCTGCGCTGTCAGTGGTCTGTGTTGGCGGTAAATTAGTTAAAACATCATTCATGATTTTAATCCAATGGAGTTGTAGGTTGGTTTAATCTAAATGCTGATACATTACGTGTCGGAGATAGAGAAGTTGGCGGAGCATTAGATGTACCAAAAGATACTCCTGGTATTCCACTAGTTACATTTTGAATTCCCTGCGGAGTTAATAGGATATTTGTAGCTTCTGCTATAAGATTTTCTGGAGTTAGGCTGCGTAAACTTTTATAAAAATTAACTGCTTTTACAGCATTTGCTAAACTAAACAGATCGCCGCCGCCGATTTCGCCTTGAACATTTCGATCACCGTAAATGCTTTTAGCATTATCAATAATTCCACCGGAAAAATTAAAAAGACCGCCAGGACCAAACACACTGGTTAATGTTCCTCCCCCGATGGTTAGCGGACTAGGTACAGCATCATAATACAAATCTCCGAAACCTCGTGGAACATTTCCTCTAACTATAGAGCCAGTACCATAAAAAACTGTTTCATAAGCAATGTTCATAGTTGATTCTATAGTGCCGTTATTAGACGATTGATCAACATTACCATGATTCCAACTTAAAATATGTGGATTTATTAACGTGTAAGAATTAAATTTCTTTCGGCTTAATGTAAAAAGAGTTATCGAACTAAAAAAAGGTCCAGAAAATGCCTGAATGCCAGCCTTACTTTTATCAACATCTAGTCCATAGCGATAACTCACCGATTTCGGCTCTACACCATCAAGGGGCACACCCGACTTATCATACAACATGTTCCCACTATGTTGCCATGCTTCCTGGAATCCTACTCTTTCAGAGGAATAATATGAAAGATATTGGGCCCAAAGTGCATTAATGATTCCTAAATTGTCATCGTGGAAAACAAGATTTAGAGGTTCGTATTTTAGATCTTTATAGACTATTCTTTTCCTATTATATTCATTTTTTACATCATGTTCGAATGTTATTTTAGGCAAATCGGCTTGCTTGACTAACATATTGATTGCTGGTCCATGTTTCGCAGCAAAATCGCTGACACTAAGAGCCGGTTTGTTTATATTAAATTGAACATGATAAAGGAATTTCGTCCTAGGGGCGCGAGAAAACTGATTATCGAGATATAATCTAGCCGCGTGTCTAAAATCACCTAGGTTGCCTTTAGGGTTAGTAATGCCTTGCCCGGCACCTTGGAAAAATCTTGTAAATTGGTCTGCCATAACATTATTTAGTGATAAAAAAAGCCCGGATAATCCGGGCTTGATTTTTTCTTAAGACTTTAACTGCCTGTAGCTAGGCTACCGACTGTTCTAGCACCGATATTTCTACCAATACCATCAATGCCGCCACCTTTGTATTGGATAGCGTTGTCGTACCGCATCGCTAGCGCGATCATTGCTGGCTCGTTTGACGTATAGTTTAAATCGCCGTAATCGATATTCTGTACAAAACAACCATACAACTCAAATGTTTCTAGAACGTTTGGTGTTTGTGCTCCGTTACCTCCATCTAATACTTCGATTAACGTAGTAAATTTATAATCTTGTGCTGACGCTGCTCCAGACTGTTCGAAAAAATCGAACTGCTTTTGGATTTGTTCGCCGCATAATCTTTGTATAGAACCTGTAGCGTCATCTCTTACGTTTAGAGTGACCGGTTCCCAGTTGTGACGACCCGCCAGGTAAACTCTTGAATTATAAACTGGAAGTTCGATTTCTTCAAAGTTAATTTTAGGACGGGTAATATCATTTACCTGCTTTGTTAATTCAGTTGCTACTGTTCCATTTGCCCCGAAGCCTTGTAAGACGACCCTAAATCTGTACTTTAGCTTGGGCATCAACAGGCCTTGCGAACTAGACGAAGCGTCTGTTGCTAG